CTGTGCTTTGAATTTCTAATGCAGGATTAAACAATGTACCTAACTGTTCAACCAATTCTAATTTTTGATTATAGTTAGTAGTCCAGAAGTCTACTGTCATTCTAAGTGTATATGGAACAGGCATTTGTCGTTCAACTGTAAATGCTTGACCTTGCACTGTTTCATAACTTTGTGTTTCACTATTGTATGCACGTTGCCGAACACTTATATTATCTATATATGTAGGATCCTGTGTACGTCTTTGGTCATATTCTAAACCACTGATATAGTAAGTTATTAACGGAGCACTAGGAAGATTGCTTGCACTGTTGTTTGCAAGAATCGTACTTGCTTGCCTACTACTGTCACCATACATTACTGGCACACGCACAAGTATTTCATTACCTGCAGGATCTTTACCTTTAGTAACTTCCCAGTTACTAAAGATTTTTGCAAATTGTATTAAGAATCTGCGTATCTGATTGTCATAGAAAAATTTTGCCATGTATACTCTTTATGGTTGTGGGGGTAGTGGATCCGGTGCCAATGTTAATATAGTTGACAATGCTTGACGTTGTGGTACAAATGTTCCATCTGTTAGTTTTGTCTCATTATAGTTATTAATAAATCCGGACATTTGTGATGTATCAGCCGCTGTCATGCCAGTTTGCGTTCTAACGTTCTTAGAAATACGTACCCATAGTCTGCCATCCCAACGATATAATAATTGAGGGAAATAATCTATACGTAAGAAATAATCACCAACTTGCGGATTCTGTGGGAAACTAATACCTGCTCCAGTTGGAATGCCGTTAGGTGCTTCACCGGTACCATCTAGGTAACCAGTGCTATAACCAAATGTTCTTGGGCTACTACGTGCAATATATTGGAATCTAGGATCACAGTCAGCACGATAGTCCATAGTATTTGGGCCATATGGTTCTGTTCCTGTAAATCCTGGTAATTCAGGATTTTGGTCAGCAGTTGCATATGTGTTGTCAGCAGTACCATATGGTCCTAACACTTGACCCATAGAATATACTGATAGCATTCTTTCACCACTAACTGGTCCTGAATTACTATCAGTTCTAGTAGGTGCTACTGTTATACTTTCTATATTAATTGTATTGAATGGATCTAGTCGTTCATAACCTATGTCAGCCGTCATGTCCCAAATACTTTGTATTGCCGCCCTAGGTACTCTAATTACAGGGCTAGCATTTATAAACTGTGAACTACTAACATATGTTACAACCCCAACAGTAGGTGTGGGGGTGGTTCCTGGAGCACCTCCGTTATCAGCAACAACGCTTACAGGTGGCGCAGGTTGATTATACTTACCTGATAGTTGTGTGTTACTTTCAAATTCACCGTATGTAGGAACAATATACAACTTACTTCTATCGTAACCTGATTTGGGTACAAGGCGTTCTGCTTCTACTAGAGCCGCATTATTAATTGCAATGTTTTTATTATAAGTAGCAAGAATATCTTTAAGATTACTTGCTGTATCTAATTCCCAATATGTAGTATTAGGTGGTGCTATGCCAATTGGCACTTCAATCTTTGATATATAATTTTTATCACCATAACTAATAACATAACCCGGTGGATATGTTCTATCCTTATCCCACAGTCCAAGATAATTATCTTGACTAATGGGCTCTTGTAGTATTTGACTAAATTCTTCACTATCAACTAGTGGTTCGCATTTGATACGCCATAAGTGCGGGAACCATGTTTGACTAAAACCTTCAGAGGCATAGTTAGAATCTGTAACTTGCATGAAACGTTTTAATGCTACTGGAATAGTTTCTGTTAATGGGTTGTAATCTAATAAGTGTGGTAATTCAATCACATCGCCAACCATTAATTTACGACCAACTAACTGAATCATGTCGTTGTAATGGACAGTAATAAAAATGATATCATTATTTAAGAACAATCCAAACTGACTTAAATCAAAATCTAAGTTTTGAACGTTATAGTGCCCACGCAACCGATATACACTTGTGTCATACGTTCTATCCCTGTTTTCTAAGAACAATAAATCCTGAATGTTAGTAGGGTTTAATACATCGTATTGGGGTTGGGTAGCATCAATAGATGGACCTTGGTCTGTTGGACCTAAGTACTTGTGTACATATAAATCGGTTGCCCCAACGGTAAACATCTCGGATATCGTTCTATCAAAGAAGTTGTAATCGTTCGTTTTATTGGGGCGCCAAAGCGATAATTTAGGCATAATATTTTTACTCTATCGAGTATTTATCTTAAATATATCTATGACACCCGATATTTTCAAACAGTCTAAAAACCTATTTCTTATATTTCCCCCCGGATGCGGGGGTAATCATCTGGCTAACTTGCTTAGTATGCATCCTGAATTTGAACCCAGATTTACCAATGACCAATATTATAAAAGTATGGAGTATAAATATAAATATTATTTTGGATCAGGACCACAAAGTGATGTAGATTGCACTGCACATTTGTGTGACTTAGAAAATTTACAACCAGAAAAGTTAGTAGAATTTAAATCAAAAATTATTAATAGCAAAAAACCCTATATATTTTGTTCACATGCAGTAGAATATATTATTAGGCATAACACTAGGGCAATTGAACCCTTTACAGATAGGATTATTTGTCTTTTTACTAAGCCAACCGTAGAAAATAAATTAGTGAATGATAGAATGCGTAAAGGTCCATGGTATAACGGAGAACGGGATGAACACACTTATCTAGATATTTCAGTGTCAAAATTATATGAACCGGACATATTTATCCAATATCACCGTACAATTAAAAAAGATAAAATTTTCACACTAGATACGGACATTTTCTATTCAATAGAGGGCTATGATTATTTAGTTGAACATCTTAAAACAAATTTGGGTATTGAATTACCGGAAGTTTGTCGTAAGATGCACACCCAATATATAGAATACGAAATTGCCTTTTTCAGTAAGGTTGACAAATAATACAACTAGTGTTATAATAACATTTGTCAATCGTTATTTTGGAGTAAATTAATGACACGTAAGAAAAATACAGAAGACTATTCAATGGTAAAATCACTAAATCCCCGTGATGCTGATACCAAATACTTTGGTGATGAACCGTTGTTTGTATTGCAACCAGATGCAGACCAGCGCCGAGTTGCAATGATGCGTAGTTTTACTTGGTACCATAGATTCTATGGAAAAAAAGATGCCAAAGAACTAATGTCACAGTACCTAGATTTTCATAAGCGTACCCAAGATGCAAAGGTGATGCGTAAAGTTGATGACAAGGAATTCTTGTTGACATTATGTTGGTTGGCACGTATGAATTTACGCGGACTTGAATTGAATGAACACGAAGAACTTACACTTGAAAATGAAATTCAAAGATTGTTGAAAACAATTTTTAAGCCTGAAGTTAAAGAAGCAACTTCAACTGGTGCACCGATTATTGTTAATAACGCAGTAAGACCAAATATTCAGGATATTTTGCGTGATAAGGCACGTGAAGCCGCAGGTGAACTTGAAGGGTTGTTTGACGAATTTATTGATGCAGGATCACCCACTAAACATTCATTACGACCCCTTGATGAGGTTGCTAAAAAGAATGTAATGCCTCAACATATTAGTTTGTTGAGTGAAGTATGGAAAAAGAAATTAAATGAATTTGAAGAAGTACTTAAAGGTACAGATAGTCAATTGGTTCAAGGTTACAGTCATTTGACTAAGATTCAAATTAAAAACACAATTAAATTCATTGAATTGGTAATCAATGATCTTAACAGTTATATTAGTGTTAAGAAAGCCGCAAAGGCCCCTAGAGCACGTAAAGCAGTACCAGTTGAAAAGATTGTAGCAAAACTTAAGTATCTTAAAACATTTAAAGATACTGCAAGTAAAATTGATTTGATTAGTATTCATTCTACAAAACTACACGGTGCAAGTGAAGCATGGGTTTATGATACTGCAAAACGTAAACTACATCACTATGTTGCAGATGAATATAGCAAAGCATTTACTGTTAAAGGTAGTACATTGATTGGTTTTGATACTGCACAAAGCGAGGTTAAAACATTACGTAAACCCGGCGAGCAACTTAAAGAAGTTATGGGTAGCAAGCCTGCGGCACGTAAGTATTTTAAAGACATTAAAGCAGTCGCTACTACACCTAATGGTCGCTTTAATGAAAACATGATTATTTTAAAGGCGTTTTAATATGTTAGATAAAGTTCTTTTTTGGTTATCTGAAAACCGTAAAAAAATCGGGTATACAGTAGGTACAATAAACGTACTAAGTGGATTAAGTCTATTGGCAATGGGAAATACTGCTAATGGTGCAATTCAACTTTTTGTAGGAAGTGTCCTAATTTTTGATGCTTGGGGTATGCAATGACTATTGATTTAAACAAATACAAAGATTTTGTTGAGGCGGTAACTAGCAAAACTAGCAACGATTTAACAACTTTTCTAGATCGGTGCGATGAAGTTGATGCCAACACTGACATAGCTACATTTACATATGGTCCTGATATCAATGTTCCATTGTTGCTGACTGCTTGTTTAGGATTGGCGGCAGAGTCAGGTGAATTTATTGAAATCCCTAAAAAGATTTTCTTTCAAGGTAAACAACTTACTGATGAAAATCTATTTCACATGAAACGTGAGTTAGGGGATATTATGTGGTATTGGATTAACGCATGTCGTGCATTAAATCTTGATCCAAACGATGTAATTAATGAAAATGTGCGTAAATTAGAATCACGTTATCCTGGCGGTAAATTTGATGCACATTACAGTGAAAATCGTAAACCCGGGGATTTGTGATAGACTGTGTTACCTGATAAATACTATTATTAGGTAACACATATGTCAACATACCCAACAGCTAATCCGCTTTCTACTCCTTCTGGTCTAACACTAGACCAATTAAAAGAGGGCCTTTTTAATAATCTAGCATTTCGTTTAGGTAGCGGCATTATTGATATTGAGTTGGACCCTCAACATTATGAAGCGGCATATAACTATGCAATTAAAGTATATCGCCAAAGAGCACAAAATGCTACTGCCGAGTCATACACTTTAATGACTATTGAAAAAAACATTGACACATATACATTACCACAAGAGTTTATTAATGTAAGATGTTTGTATCGCAGAACAGTTGGTTTAGAAACAGGTCCCGGGTCTAGTTCATTCGACCCATTTAGTAGTGCTATTCTAAACACATATCTGTTAAACTACAACGTTGCCGGTGGATTAGCAACATACGACTTCTATGCAGGTTATGTTGAATTAGCCGCACGTATGTTTGGAGGTTATGTTACCTATACGTTCGACCCAGTTACAAAGGCATTACGTATTGTACGTGATCCAAAGGGTACAGGAGAACGCATATTAATTTGGGCTGACGTACAACGCACAGAAGAAGTATTACTACAGGATCCTGGTTCTGGTGTTTGGATTGGTGACTTTATTTTAGCTAATCTTAAATTAATTATCGGCGAAGCACGTGAGAAGTTTGGAACCATTGCAGGTCCAGGCGGTGGTAGCACATTAAATGGAACAGCTATGAAGGCTGAGGGCAAGGCCGGAATGGAACAACTTATTGATGAGTTGAAACGTTATGTAGATTACAGTCAACCACTAACTTGGGTACAAGGGTAAAATAATCTCTTTACTTTATCTGACTCCTGTAGTATAATATTATACTACAGGAGTTACCATATGATTATCGGAATTACAGGATTAATTGGTAGCGGCAAAGATACTATTGCTGACTACCTTTGTACATTTCATGGATTTAAACGTGTCAGTTTTGCGGCAAGTCTTAAAGATGCAGTAGCCAGTGTATTTGGTTGGAACCGAGAATACTTAGAAGGTTCAACTAAGTCTAGCCGAGAGTGGCGTGAAAAACGTGATGAATGGTGGAGTGAACGACTAGGACTAGATATTACTCCTAGGTGGGTATTGCAATATTGGGGCACGGAAGTATGTCGCAATGGGTTTCATAAAGACATTTGGGTTGCTAGCGTAGAGAATAAACTACGACAGACTAGTGATAACATTGTCATTACCGACTGTCGTTTTGCCAATGAAGTCAATTCTATTAAAACTGTAGGTGG